TTTGCCGCCGTAACCAGCGTGCCCATGAGCGCCGAAAGCTGTGTGTTGTCGGCCTTGTCAAGCGTGACGCCGTTGGTCTCCAAAAAGTTGACTATCTCATTTTGGACCGCGTTGAGCCAGTCCGCCGTAACCTGCGTCGCGTTATTCCCAGGGGTCGGAGTCTGTGTGAATTCTCCCGATACATTGCCGTCGCCGTCTATACGATGCATAAATTATCTCCTCTTAGATATCCTATAACTCAAGTAACCGCTCGCCCGCCCGTGATCCAGCCCGAAAAACCGTGTCTAAAAAATCATACTGGATGCCCAAATGCAAAGGCCTAAACCGTTCGATGATATTTTCAAGCCGCGCCTGTTGGTCGGCGGTCAACGTGACGTAGGTGCGCACATAGATATAGCCAACGAGAGGTGCGGTGACGCCGCCGTCTTCTGTCGCCGCCCATGATGTAGTCGATGCGTCCCCGCCGTCAAACGTAGCGTCCCATGATGCGGTCGATGCGTCGCCGCCGTCCGCCGTTGACGCAGGGGTAGCCCAGCCAACCTCCAGAATCCGAACGACGAAGCCACCCAGGAGCGCTACGCCTTCAAGTTCCAGCGCCGTTGGGCCGTTGGTCTGCGTCAGCCTCGCTATAATCGTATTTCGTAGCTCGGCCTCATCGGTCGGCGTCGGGAAATCTGGATCAGGCAAGCCCGCGACGATGGCCCAGTCATCAAGCAAATTTATGGCCGTTGAGGGGCTTGACTCCGCCACGACGCCGCGCAAAAAAAGGCGCAAGGTAGCCAAGTGCGGGGCGATCCCGGCCAGCAGTTTACCTAGATTTGATACCGTGGCCGCACGAGGAAACGCCTCCCCATCGGGAAGCGCATTTCTCAGCGTCCGCTCCATCAACTCCATGTGACGGTCCCAAGTGTGACTATCTCGTCGTCATCAAGGGTAAGGCCAGCGCCCATCGAGGACGAGGCTATTGTGATGGACTGCGCGCCTGTGTCGGACGCCACGCCATAAAGCGATGCAAGGGAGACGATATTGGTCGCCACCTCATCCGTGTATTGCCTGGGGTAGCGCGTATAAAGATAGGCCTCGATCGCATCCTCAATCTCAGTCCTCAAGCCCGCCGAATCCGGGACAAGCGCGGATAATTCAAGATCCACTGGAATTTCAGTCATGGCGGCCGCAAGGACCTCCGCGCCAAGAGGCTTCCGCGTGACGACGTTGAGGTAGTCCTGTACTTCCGTAATTTTCCCCGCTGCTGGAATCCTTGATGCGCCAGTAATAGCCAAGAGCGGATAGACCGTAACCTGTCCGGGCGCCGTGTTAAACGCGAAGGCTTTTACAATGCCCGTTACCTCTCGCGCCCAGCGGATGTAATCGACCGCCGTCCCGACGCCGGGGCGGAAGCGGATGCGCTCGACGAGCCGCGTCCTAAAATCTTCGACGGCCTCAGCATCTTCTCCCGTTGTCACGGTTGACGCTATCGTCGCGTCAGCATCGACGCCCGAGATGGGCGAGGCGAGGGTTACCAAAAGCCCGTTGGCTAAATTGCCGATTATGCCGCCCGTGAGCGCGGCTATGGTGATGGTCCCGGTCCCAGCCGTGAGCGTAATGGCGTCCTCTTGCTCATAGACCACGCCGGCGGCTGTTGACCAGAGCGTGCCTGCCGGTATCGTGATGCCCGTAGTACCTGTTACCGTGGCCGTGAGTATGGCCGATATGGCCGCGTTGCGCGTCATCCCATACTCGGCGGCTTTGGATATCAGCGCCTCGATATCGGCGGTCGCGGCAAAAATTTGTTTATAGACCCAAAGCCCGAAACGATACGCAAGATGGATCACGCCCGCGAGCGCAGTCGCCAGCACGCGGACAAAAGCTTTCGGCATAATCGGGATCGTCGCCCCGATCGAGGTCTCAATGTCGGTGATTATTTGTGCTTTTATCTCTGCGACGGTAGGGATTGATACGCTCAAATTTTAGCCTCCTCCGCTCGCCAGTTTAGGGTATACCGGATATTGCCGCCTTCCGCGATGCTAATATCAAGATACAGCCCTGTGGATGCAAATATTTCAGCTTCAACCGTAATTTCAGATGATATATTTTCGTCCACGAGCCATTGTAACGCTGTTTTTGTTGCCTCTATTATATCAAGCCTTGTTTGATTTGTTAATGGCTTTCGCATTAAATCGTCAAATGTCGACGATAACGCCTCGTTCGCTGGGACGCACGTATTGCCCCAATAAGGACCGGCGAAAAGTGAGAGGTATACCGCCGTAGCGAGGCCCTCGTCCATGACAGGCTGGCCGTGGTCAAGCGTTATCTCTCCGCCGTCGGTTGTCTGCGTCAATGCGATATCGCCATCAAACGTCATTTCAGCCCCCTGTTTTTATCGTTGTCGTCGCCGCGCTGGAAATATTGAGGCTCATCGGCGTCACAGGCGGAGTGCCCGCCGAGCCGTGAACATGGAGGTTCAGCGCTGTAATAAATCCCTGGAGCGCCGTATTAAGTTCAGCGTGCGTGACGAAAGTCTTCGATGAGCCGTTAAGCTCTATCGTCCCATCGGCTTTAAAAATGGCTTTGGCTTTGACCGTATCTCCGGCCGCGTCGGTCGAAAATACGGCGGTTTCTCCTTTCGCCAGGTCGATTTTTATTTTGTAATTATAGGTCGCCACGACGACGACGCGCCGCCCCTCAAGATAAACTTGCACGGCCTGGGTGCCGTCGCCAGGAAGTGAGGCAACTCCCGGCGATGAGTATATTTCTGGCGTCCGCTCCTCGCCTCCTGCGGCTACCGAGGATACAATGATCGAATCTCCTGGCGCCCTGTCCTTTTTTTTGTACGCTGCTCCTGAGAGTTTTGATAGCGTCGCCATTAGTCCCATGGATACCTCGCTGGCATCGTATTTTGATAGGTCTGAGGGAATATAAGTCTCAGCGTAGTTTTGCGCCCTTGGCTCGCGTCAAGCGTGCGCTTTACTCCGGCGACGATAAAAGCCGTATCGGTATAGATCATAAGCGGGGCGCTTTTGAGCATAATCGTTGTCCCTTTCGCCCATAAATTTCCGGCCGCGTCGCGCCACCCGTCGCACGATATTGAGCATCCGACTGCATCGGCGAGCGCTTTGGCTCTTGATCTTTTAGCCGCGTTACTTGGATCGGTAGGACTTTGATCGTCGAATTTCGCTACCTGGGGCCGGTAAATCGGTACGCCCGAGTCGGCTGCTTGCCCTACAATTTCAGGCTGTCCAAAGTCTGATCCGACTATTTTATAATTGGAGAAACGCGCCGTCCCGTCATAGTCCGCCTCGCCTCCAAGGTAGGGATACTGCCCGGCGATGATAGATGCCACCGGCTTGCCCTGTACGGGAGGATATCCGATTATCAGTCGCCCTGTCGCATCTGACCATAAATGCAAGCCAAAGCCAGCGCATAGATGCTGTAAATATTCGCCCACTTTCGCGCCCATTTCGGAGGATGCCGTCTCTATCGGGTTGGTATCATTCGCCGCGTGAATCGTAATTCCGAAACGCCGCGTCAGTTTTTTGGCAATGGTCGAAAGCGCGAGCCCTGAATACTCGTAACCCTCATCGTCAATATCGCAATCAACAATTTGCCCGGCGAGGCTCCGGCCTTGGATGCCGACGGTGCGCGACTGCGCGTTGTCTTTGGGAGATATTTTATCGATGCGGCCTTTTATGATCGGCTGCCCGCCAATTAAAACGCGGCACATTTCGTATTTAAAAGGTTTGGCAATTTCGCCAAATGTATTTGGTCCATCAACTGAAAACGCATCGACGATGGAGTCTATCGACTCGTCGGTCGAAAGTCCCGTCCATCCCTCATATTTTTTATTGCCGATTTCGAGGGTTACATCATCAGACATAATATTTTATCTCCCGGCCAATCGGGATTAAAAATAACTCTGAATCGGTGAGGTTATTTTGCTCGATAAATTCTCCTAAAACGGTCTCGATGCCTCGATCCTTGATATCCGTCTCGCCATATATTTTATAGATGAGCGAAAGCGGAATGTACTCCCGGTCCGTAATAATCGAGCGCTCAAGGCGAAGATCAAAAGCTGCCGCCAATAAATACGCCTGCGCTTTTTTGAGCATCACGGCGATGGAGGATACGATATCCGAAGGCGCGATATAGCCGGATACCGAGTCCTCGCATTCGTCAATCACGGCGCGGACCGACTCGGCGCCCGAGGCTACCGCGAGCGCAGCGGCTACGGCGGCTTCGCGCGTTGTGATGGTCCCCGATATGGCGACGCGGGCGATGGACTGCGCGATAGCCGACGCCTGCATCACACGCGTCGAGGCCGTTGGTTCGGTGTCGGGTGGATCCTGCTCCATGAGATTTTCGAGCGCATTTAACATGGCCGTCATCGTCGCCACGGCGGGAGACGCCACGCCTGCGACCTCCTGGTAAAGCGAGGAAATATCGGCCGCGAGGTCTTCCGGCGTGTCGATTAAATCATCAATTTTACGCTCAATTTTTGACAGTAAATTTGAGGCCACGGTACGCCTGACGTCATCGGTAGCGGCCAACGTCAAAACATAATCGGAGAAATATTCAAGGCTTGAGAGTACGGAGTTTTTTGTTTTGGTTTTATCGGCGGCTGTTGCCATTTTTACTCCCCATATTGAGCCGCGTATCCGGCTTCGGTTGCGGTTCCAACGGCGGATATCGAGTCCTCGATGTCGGCACTATCGGCAGTCGCCACGACTGGAAAAGTCTCCTCAGAAGCCCGGACAAAATCGATTGAGAAAACGGCACGTCGGGCTCCATCGACGAATTTTTCCACCTGGGAAAACGACAACGGGATGACTTGCATATCTCCCCATCGGGGATGGGAGAGCTGTGCGGGACCTTTTTCGCGCAGCGCGTTGAAAAATCTGTCCGCCTGTTTATCGTAATCGGCACCCGAAATATAGACATCGACCGGGTATTTTTCTGCCGCGAGGCCTAGATCCTGAATCGACGGCAGGTCTTTATCGGGCGCTTCTGATACTGAGATTTTACGCGTTCCGTTGCGGGAAAGATCATCGAATTGCAGAGTAAAAATAGTACCGTTCGGGGAGGTATATTTTAATATCCTGAGTCTGTCGGCATAGCTCATCGGTACCCTGCCTGAGCGCGTCCGTATGCGCCTATATTTATATTGATGCCGGGAGCGCTTCCGGTCTGCTTTGTCGTCGAGCCTGCGGGGAGTTGGTTCAAATTGACATCTAACGTTGAGCGATTTTCGGTCATCGTCCTGCTCTCAATGGCGACCGTGTTCGGCGACATGGGTATGACGTTAGGCGACGGCTGAGTATAATCAGTTCCAAGATCGGAAAATCCTGCGGTCTCGCCGCGAGGCTGTCGGATAGTTGGGGCTTTTTTATTTTCCCCGGTGATAATTCCTATCGCCGATCCTTTGCGCATCGTGTTTTGCAGTTCGGTAATTTTCGATACCGCCGCATCAAGGCCGGATGTGTCAAAGCCGAGAAGCCCGCCTATTTTTGAGGCCGCCCATATTACTGATTTTATCAGCTCGCCGAACGTAGTCAAAAGCGCGTCGGCTACGGTCATGCCGATCATTTTTACAAAATTAAAAGCGCCCTCTGCGCCAGATTTTATGCCGTCCCAAAGCCATGCAAAAGTAAT